ATCTACGTGCTGCTCGAAAAGATCAACGAGCACGAACCCGCTGCATTGTCACTCGACAAAAAACTAGTCGCAATGAGTGGAAAAGAGCTCGACAAGATCGCCGGTCAATTGGGCAAACGGCTGCGCGCATTGAGAGCTTCCTCCAATGGCTGACTGGCCCGGCACATATGAACGCATTGTTCTAGCTGTGGGCCATCCTGCCGCCATCAAAATGGTGGCTCAGTATGGCGGCACTCCGCTGTACCTTCCAATGAGCATTCCCAAAGATCATGCGCTTGCGCAGTTGATCGGCCATGACAAGGCTTCAGATCTTGTAGAAGAGTTCGGCTATGGCTCCCTCATCATTCCTCTCGGCGTTGAGGAGACCTATTCAAAGAAACGTCGGCAGATCGCCGCACTTCTTCAGAACGAGCAGTCACACTCGGCTATTGCACACGACCTGAAAGTTCATGTTAGAACAGTCGAGCGTGTTGCCGCGCGTCTTCGCAATCCATCTAGCGACACCCGCCAATCTTCCCTATTTGATTAGCCCCCTCCCGACACTGTCGGGATGCTCAATTTCGGGATTTCACTCCAAAGTCTGTCCATCGTTTCACTTTGCGAAAGTAGCAACGCATGGACCAGGACAATCCAAGTTGGGCCTTTGAAAAAGCCATCGACACCGTCCTCCACCACGAGGGCGGTTTTGTAAATGATCCTGTTGATCCGGGCGGTGCCACCAACTACGGGGTGAGCCTCCGATTTCTCTTGTCGAAAGGCGAGCTGGACCGTGATGGTGATGGCGTTCTGGATTTCGACTTCGATAAAGATGGCGACGTTGATGATTTCGACGTGCGCTCCATGACGCGAGAAGACGCGATCATGATCTATCGCGATTTTTGGTGGGATGAAAATCGCTACTCTGAATTGCCTGGGCTCGTTGCAATCAAGGTGTTCGACCTCGCCGTTAACATGGGGTCACGCCAAGCACACCTGTTGCTGCAGCGTGCGCTGCGAGCGAACGGGAGCACGGACGTTGTAGAGGACGGTGCTCTTGGGCCTGTTACGCGTCGTGCCGTGATTGCGGGTGATGCACTTAGCGTCCAGGCCGCATTGCGGTCAGAGGCGGCAGGTTTCTACCGGGCACTGACTGCGCAAAAACCACCTCTCAAAAAGTATCTTAAAGGCTGGTTGCGGAGGGCTTACGCATGAAACAGCGTCATTGCCAGACACGGCGCAACGGCCATCGAATTAAGCGGGCACAGTTTCGTTCATGGCCTCGTCCGTTTCAGGGCGGTGGCGAAAGCGGTACGTCTGATCCCCTCCTGCCGCTGATGCAGATGATAGGTCAGCCGCAGCCGGTCTTATCGGTGAGTAACGATTTTGTCGCTCGCGCATTTCTCAATCGAATTTTTGGAGGCCGATGATGAGTGACATATGGGATATGGCGGGCGGTATCCTTGCAGACGTCGCCCCCGTTTTGGGAACCGCCTTGGGAGGTCCGTTTGGCGGTATGGCTGCGCGCGCCATCACAAAGATACTCACAGGCAAAGAAAGCGCCAAGCCTGACGACGCCTATGCCGCCATACAGGCGGCAACACCGGACCAACTTATCGCGTTGAAGAAAGTAGAGCTTGAGTTCGCTGCGCAAATGAAGGCGCTGGAAATTGATTTTGAGAAGGTTCACTCCAGCGACCGCAACAGCGCGCGACAGCGCCAGATCCAGACCAAAGACAAAATGCCCGGCTACATAGCGAGTGCGGCACTCTTTGGTTTCTTCGCCATTCTTGGTTCGATGATCTTCGTTGAGTTGCCGCCTGCTTCTAAAGCACCGCTGAATGTGATGCTCGGTGCCTTGGGAGCATTGGTGATGCAGATCGGGAATTACTATTTCGGATCATCTGCAAGCTCCAGTCGCAAGAACGAGATCCTCGCAGCGCGTCTCAATGGCGATACGGGAGCCCCGACCAATGGATGAGGCGGATTTTTCTCAAGAGATTGTGGCTGAAAGCACGGCTGCAGCTATCCGCCGTGTGGTGCGCGCTGCCAATAGTGGGCAGGCGTCCAGGCAAGACTGTCTTGACTGCGGCCAACCGATCCCTGCCAAACGGCAAGACGCTGTCCCAGGCGTTCAGCTGTGCATCAACTGCCAGTCGAGAATGGAAGCCCGGTCATGAGTGCCAGCCCGGAATGGCTCCGACTAATTTGGGAAATCATGCTCACCGTGATCTCTGGCGGCGCTGCAATTTACGTCTTCCTGCAAACGAGACACGCGGCGCAACAATCGGAGACAAATCTGTTGAGCAAAGAGCTAGTCGAGCTTCAACATAACGCGGTGACGCGGGAGGATACTGACAAACTCTGGGAGTATGTCCACGAAATCGACAAGCGACGGTCAACCGCAGTTGGCGAACTGAAGGACCGGATCAAGGACTTGGAAAGCGCCCAGAAGCATATGCCGAACGCAACCGAAGTCGCGCGGCTTATCGCAGGCGTTGAGTTCATGAAAGAGTCCATGACAAGCCTGCACAAGCAAGTTCAAACGATGGATGATTATTTAAGGAAAACTGACCGATGAGCTTTGAAAACCATCTAGCCGAGCAGCGCCGCCTGATTATCCTGGAGACGCTCTCAAAGGTTCATGACCGGACGCTCAATGATAGCCTTCTCGCGCGGCCACTTCGCATCGCCGGTCACAATGTAACCCGCGACGTCATTCGAAATGATATTCGATACCTGGCGGAAAATGGTGCGGTCGTTCGAACGGATGCTATGGGGTTTGTCGTTGCAGAACTCACTGAGCGAGGCGACGACCACGTGTCGAGCAGAACCATCCTTGATGGTGTCGCGCGGCCTGGTGCGAGGCGTGACTGATGGCAAGCCGTAGTAAAGGGCGGGGGCGACTGTCGGCAATCGAGCAATTGCCAGATGAAGCTGAGCCGTTTGTCGTCGCTGCTATTCAGGCGCTCAATGAGAGGGCCAGAACGCAAGAAGAAATTCGCGAAGAACTCAACACCCATCTGCTAGGCATTGGGTGCGATCCCATTTCGTCTTCATCCTTCAATCGCTATTCGCTCAACCTTGCGGTGCAAGGAAAGCGATTGTTTCAAGCGCGCGAGATTGCCGAACTGTTTGCCGAAAAGATCAATGAACAACCAGGCGGCGATGTCGGGTTGCTGATCGGCGAAACCCTCAAGACAATGATCTACGATGTGGTCATTGACGCCTCGCTTAATGACGAAAGCCCATCGATCAAAATGCTCGGCGCGGCGGCAAAGGCAGTCAAAGAACTTGAGCTCGCACGTGGTGCCAATTTCAGAGCGGCCAAACTGCGCCAGGACAACTTCCTTCATGATGCAGCGGACGCAGCTGAAGCGGCTGCCACGGAGAGCGGACTGTCAGCCGACGTTGTTGCAAAAATTCGCCGTGATGTTCTTGGTGTGAAGGGGTGAAGCCATGACCCTGCCAGCTGAACTTCAGCCGATACCGGCGCCGATAGATTTGTTGGCTGAGGAACTGCCACGCGGAGCGGAAATTCCAGCCGATCTTGATCCGCTGGCCGACGGCATTCTGATGCAGCATCAGATCGAGTGGCTTGAGGATAAGTCTGATCTGAAACTCGCTGAGAAAGGCCGTCGTACAGGGATCACTTTTGCTGAAGCACTTGACGATACATTGATCGCCGCCACCAAACGGTCAGACGGCGGCGACAATGTTTTTTATATTGGCGACACAAAAGACAAGGGCCGGGAGTTTATTGGCTATGTGGCGCACTTCGCCCGCGTCGTTGCTGGTGAGCTCGTTGAGATCGAAGAATTCATGTTCAAGGACCGTCTTGCCGACGGATCAACAAACGACATCTCAGCTTACCGTGTGACTTTTGGCTCAGGCTATCGCGTCGAGGCTCTCTCTTCCCGGCCAGAGAACATTCGCGGTCTTCAAGGGACCGTCGTTATCGACGAAGCTGCTTTCCACCCTGATGTGCGCGGCGTCATCGATGCGGTCAACGCCTTGCTGATTTGGGGCGGTAAGATACGGGTGATCTCAACGCATAATGGCGTGAAGAACGCCTTTAACGAACTCATCCGAGAAGCAAAGGCGGGCAAGAATTCCTTCAGTCTTCACTACACGCCCTTTGATACAGCCGTTGAGAACGGCCTTTATGAGCGTGTTTGCCTGGTACGTGGCTGGGAGGTGACGGCTGAGGGTAAGCAAACCTGGCTTGACAAAATTCGCGGGTCATATGGCACCCGGCAGGAGGCGATGCGGCAGGAGCTAGATTGCATCCCAGCCGAAGGTGAAGGCTCGTTCCTGTCGCGCGTTCTTATCGAAGCGTGCATGGTCCCAGACATTCCTGTTTTGCGGTGGG